TTGATATTCCTGCAATTCAAAAAGTATTTCCAGATTGGACATACAGAGGAAAAGCTATTGATACGCTTGTTTGCTCACGATTAATATGGGCAGATATAAAAGAAAAAGATTTTAAACATATTAAGAAAAGTAATTTTCCAACCAACATGATTGGCAGGCACAGTTTAGAAAGCTGGGGTCATAGAATGGGAATATTAAAAGGGAACTTTGAAACTGATTGGAAAAATTGGTCTCCAGAAATGCAGATATATTGTGAACAAGATGTTGAAGTTACTTATGAATTATACAAAAAGATTTTAGCAAAAAATTATTCTCAGACTTCCATAGATTTAGAACATGAATTTCAAAAGTGTATTATCAAACAAGAAAATCATGGTTTTTATTTTGATAAAAATAAAGGTGAAGAACTTTATAAACTATTGGCTCAACGTAGAGCACATCTAGAACAAGAATTACAAAATTGTTTTCCTGCTTGGCACGAAGATATTGGTGAGTTTATTCCTGCAAGAGATAATAAAACTTTAGGCTATGTTAAAGGTGTAGCCATACACAAAATAAAAAAGTTTGTTTTTAATCCTGCAAGCAGAGACCACATTGCTAATAGACTTCAAGCTTTAAGAAATTGGAGACCAACAATTTTTTCTCCAAATGGAAAACCAGTTGTTGATGAAAAAGTTTTATCAGAATTAAATTACCCAGAAGCAGAACTGCTATCTGAATATTTAATGATTAATAAAAGAATAGGTATGCTTGCTGAAGGTAATCAAGCGTGGCTTAAATTAGAAAGAAAAGGAAAAATACATGGCTCAGTTATCACTAATGGAACAAATACTGGACGTTGCACTCATAGGGCTCCGAATGTTAGTCAAGTGTGCAGTGTTGATGTACCATATGGTAAAGAGTGTCGTTCTCTCTTTACTGTGCCTAGTGGTTATAAGTTGGTGGGTGTTGACGTTAGTTCTCTCGAGCTTGCTTGCTTATCCCATTATATATCTCCATTCGATAACGGAGAATTTATTAAGGAAGTTACTCAAGGCGACATTCATACACTTAATCAAAAACGAGCAGGACTAAAATCTAGAAAGCTTGCAAAGACTTTTATTTACGCCCTAAACTATGGAGCTGGTGATGGACGCATAGGTGAAATAGTTGGTGGTAATTCTAAAGATGGTAAAGCAGTTAAAGAAAAGTTTTTAAAAAATACTCCTGCATTAAAAATCTTACAACAAAAAGTAAGAATGAAAGCACAACAACAAGGATATTTAAAAGGACTAGATGGAAGAAATTTAGACTTTAGGTCTTTGCATAGTGCATTTAATTTATTGCTACAATCAGCAGGCAGTATCATAGTTAAAAAAGCGACAGTCCTATTACATAATAAATTAGGTGAGCTCGGATATAAGTATGGAGAAGACTGGTCAATGGTTGCTCACATACACGATGAATTTCAATTACAGGTGAAAGAAACTTTGGCAGACACTATCGGTAAAATTGCAGTGCAATCTATAAAAGATACACAAGATGTATTTGATTTTAGATGTGCTCTTGATGGTGAATACAAAGTAGGGGGCAACTGGGCAGAAACGCATTAGGTGGCAAAATATAATGACGACAAAAAATTTGATGTTGATTTAAAATATGGACAAGCGAGGGAAAAAGAAATTGCTCACATATTAGAAAAAGGAAAATTAGAAGTTAAGACAGAGAGAGATTGGTGGTGGCGTACAAATAAAGTTGCCATTGAAGTTGAGAGTTATGGAAAACCTTCTGGAATAAAAACAACAGAAGCAAAATACTGGGTACATATTTTACGTAAAGGTAATCAAACATATGCACGTATAATTTTAGATGTAACTTTATTAAAAAGATTATGCAGAAAATATAAAGATAGCTGGCAAATGGTAGGCGATAATAAAGCGTCTAGAGTTATCTTAATTCCTCTTAAAGAAATTTTAGTTTATGACGAAAACATTACCAAAAATAATTAAGGTAGGACACTTTGATATAGAAATTAAAGTTTTACCAACAAACATTTCAACGGAAGTCTGTGGGGAAGAAGGAAGCTTTCATGCAAGACAACGTATAATTTATTTAGCTGAAGATATTGTAGAAAAAGGTGGAGCAGATTTAATTTGTGTTTTGATACATGAGTTAATGCACGTCATTTATTTTCAATATGGCTTATCAAGTTCTTCTTCTGAAGAAGATGTAGTGAACGCTATGAGTAATGGCGTCACCGAATTGCTGACACGCACTGAATTAAAAAAAATCATTAATAAAATATTGAGGTGAAAATGATTGATTATAATAATCGTACAATGCTCGTTGATGGAGACATTATTGCATTTATGAGTTCTGTCCAAATGGAAGAACCTATTAAGTGGGATGATGACACATGGACTCTTCATGCAAGCGAAAGCAAAAGTATTGATAAACTCTGTGATACGATTGAGTATTACAGACAAATATTATTTTGTAAAAATGTAGTCATTGCTCTTTCTAGCAAGACTAACTTTAGGAAGAAAATTTATTCGTTATATAAATTTAATAGAAAAGGTATGCGTAAACCTTTAACTTATGTTCCTTGTCTAGATTATATGCGTGAGAATTTTAATACTTACGAAATGCCTTATCTAGAAGGCGATGATGTTCTTGGAATATTAGCAACGTCAGATATGATTAAAGGGGAAAAAGTTATCTTAACCAAAGATAAAGATTTAAAAACTATTCCTTCTACAATCTGGTTTATGCAAGGTGATGATTACACTGAAGTTTCTGAAGATGAAGCAAACTTAAATCATATGATACAAGCTTTGCAAGGAGACGCTACAGATGGAATTAGTGGATGTCCTAGTATTGGAATTAAAACAGCTACAAGATTATTAGAGCCAGTTAAGGATAGTCCAAAGAAAATGTGGGAAGTAGTTCTCAATCAATACAAAAAACAAAATCTAGATAGCAAGTATGCTTTGCTGATGGCAAGACTTACTCGAATATGTCGTGCTTCAGATTATAACTTTGAAAGGAAAAGACCAATACTATGGAAGCCAACAACAATTTAACAAAAGATTTTTTAGAAGAAGCACTTAATATAACTGCTGGAAGTCGTCATAAAATTTATGGTGATAAAATAAAGAATCATTGCAACATAGCTTCCTTATGGAGTGCTTATCTTGGAAGAGAAATAACAGCAAGAGATGTCGCTTTAATGATGACACTATTAAAAATAGCACGAACTAAAATAGGTTCACATAATGCAGATTGTTATGTGGATGGTGCTGGTTACATGGCAATCGCTGGGGAAATCGCAGATGATAATTCTGATGATACACTTCCTCGACAGTTAGAATTGAACCTTTAACCGACACCATAAAGACAATGACTCAAAACAATAAAGACTTAAAACCCATTCCTCCTTTCGATAAGTCTTTATTGGAGTCATTGGATGAACGATTTCCAGAGCAATGTGCCGAGGTAAATCAAACAATAAATGAAATAATGTTTAAAGCTGGTCAACGAAGCGTAATACGTTTCTTAATGGAGGAATTTAAACAACAACAAGAAGGTAAATAATATGTGTTTTGGTGGTGGTGGAGGTCAGCAAGAAGAAAAAACTGACACAACAACTCAAACAACTGGAAGTCCTGCTGTAACAAATGAGCAAACTTCTCCTGCAACAGCAGAGGAAGATAGCACAATGAACGCAGACACAACGATTAACTCGAAGAAAAAAGGAAAGAAAGCTTTAGTAATTCCTTTAGCTACTGGTTCATCTGGGGTTCAAACTCCTTAAGTTTTAAATGCAGTATGAAAATGAGAATACTGCTCACAGTCGGTATTCAGCTTGTCAGTTAGACAGAAACCTATTTTTAGATAGAGCAAGGGAAAGTTCAGAATTAACTATTCCTACCTTAATTCCACCAGATGGAAACAACAACACAACAGATTACCCAACGCCTTATAATTCAATCGGTGCGAGAGCAGTTAATAATCTTGCATCTAAATTACTAATAGCTTTAATTCCTCCCAACGCTCCCTTCTTTCGTTTAAAAATAGATGACTTCGTTTTAAAAGAAATGGAGGGAGATGAAAACTTACGAACTGAATTAGAAAAAGGTTTGTCACAAGTTGAAAAAGCAGTGATGACAAACATTGAAACTGGTGCAGATAGAGTAGCAATCTTTGAAGCCTTAAAACATTTAATCGTGGGTGGAAACTGTTTACTGTATGTAGCAGAAGAAGGTGTTAGAGTTTTTTCATTAGAGAGATATGTAGTGAAACGTGACCCTATGGGTAATGTTTTAGAAATTATTACTAAAGAAAGTTTAGCATACAATACATTATCTTTAGAAGTTCAAGAACTGATACAAGAAGAATATAAGTCTGATGATAAAAATTGTGATTTATATACACACGTTAAAAGAGAAAAAGATAAGTTCTATGTTTATCAAGAAATTCATGGACAAGTTATTCCTAAATCACAGGGTGTATTTGCTTTAGACAAATCACCATTCATTCCTTTACGTTGGAATAGAATAGACTCTGAAAATTATGGTAGAGGATTTGTTGAAGAATACATTGGTGACTTAAAAAGTTTAGAAGCTTTAACTAGAGCAATCGTTGAAGGTTCAGCTAGTGCTTCTAAAATGTTATTTATGGTTAGTCCGAATGGTACAACCAGAGCACACAAATTAGCAAACTCTAGAAATGGAGCAATCATTGAAGGAAGTGCAAATGATGTAACTGTTCTCCAAGCAAATAAATTTCAAGACTTTAGGGTAGCTCAAGAAACTATAGGAAAAATTGAACAACGATTACAAATGGCTTTTATGCTCAATGCGTCTGTAACAAGACAAGCAGAAAGAGTAACAGCTTCTGAAATAAATTTCTTAGCTAGAGAATTAGAAGACTCACTAGGTGGGGTGTATTCTATTTTATCTCAAGAATTTCAATTACCATTTATTGCTAGAAAAATTGCAATGATGGAAAAGAAAAAGAAGTTACCAAAAATACAAAAAGGATTAATCTTTCCATCTATTGTTACTGGACTCGAAGCACTCGGAAGAGGTAACGATAAAAATAAACTAATTTCTTTCCTAACAACTTTAGGAAATGTGTTGGGTGGAGAAACAATTC